GAGATCTACACTCTTTCCCTACACGACGCTCTTCCGATCTTATATTTTCTATCAAAAACTTCAACCATTTGCTCATAATCTTTATCATTATGAGCTACCCATTCTATGTCATTAGGAGCAGTTCCTACATACAAACCTGAATTTGGAAGTCTTTCACCACGGTTATAAAACAAATCAAAAGGTAAACTATCAGAGTTTAAAAAATCTAAATTTCTATGCATCAGACCAGCAACATGAAATCCAGCTCTGCGTTTATCTAAATCCCTTTCAATTACATTTCCATCATCATCTACAATATCATATGTACCAGATGAGTTTTCTCTGGCTTTATAAATTGGTTTTCTGTATGAATCTCTCAATATCTTGGCAGCCTCTGATTGTCCCATTTCTAATAATGAATCATATAGAGCAAACCAAACATCCTCCCCCTCCTTTAAAGCTTCATACAACTCAAATGCTTCTCTGTTCTGTTTAACAATATCTTCCAATATTTTGGATTTTAGCAATCCTTTAGGCGTAAACTTGTAATTTAGATTACTCTCTGTTGGTTGACCAGACAAATAATTTATAACAGAGTCCGCTGCTTTCAAAAAACCTCTATCAACAGCTCTATTGATAGCAAATGCTGCATTCTCCCAACCAACTTTTTCCGCAAAATCTCTCATATTTGGACTTTGAGATAATGATTCAAACAATAACCCTTCATAGTGATTTCTTCTATCTAATTCATGTTGTGCTTGAGCAGGAGTAGAAAATCTACTTCCAGATTCATTTCCTTCCTCATCAATAAATACATGATATAAATCACCATCAGTATCCAACCTAGTTTCAATATTTAAGCCAGGTTCTTTATACTTAGAAACGAATCTAGTTTCAGGTTCTTTCGGAGTTTCAACAGGAGGTTTAGTAGTTGGTGGTTGAGGTTTGGGTTGAGCAGTTGGTGCTTCAAATACTGGTTTTTTAACTACAGGCTTACTGACAGCCTGTTGGGGTTGATAGTGTTCTCTTTTAGGATAAGGTTGTGGAGATGAATATGTTTGTTGAGTTGAATGTGGTGTTGGCTCAACGTCTGGCTCGATCTTTTCAGGTTCTTTGGGTGTATCTTCTAATGCCTTAATTCTATTCAACAAAGACTTCCTAGATCTACCAACACCAATTATGTTTTGAGTGGGCATATTATGCTCCAAACATCCACAAAGAAACCCAAGTACCAATACCATAACCAACTGCGGTGGCCATCGTAAGAATAATTCTACGAGATAGAGTTGGGGCTTCTACGAACCAATGTTGGGCAGCGAGACTGAAGAAGGGAGTTAAGGTAGAAAATACTACTGCCAGGAACAATTGGTGTGAAGCAAGGGAAAGGATATACAGAGCCACAATTATTTCGTATAGAAATCCCAAAAGTACGAGCAATACGAACTGCCATACTAGGAGGCTCATCAGATTTTTCATACAAAATCTCCAAAGTTATCCCTCCCCTCCCAATGATCCTAACCTATTTACACTCTTTATCCATTTCAACCATCTTGCCATTATTTTACTAACTTCTTGATCTTGTCTGTTCTTAGACAATTTAGACAATCTATTTGTATTCAACTTTTTAGCATCTTGCAAAATCTTTTCCAAACACTTTTCAGCACGCATATTAAGTAAGTGATCCTCCAATATTTATAACATTCACTGGTGTATCGCCAATAGTAGCACCACCAATATCAATTTGTTCAGCACCTGGAGCTTCAGGGAAAGGCTCACCATATACAAACACAGGAAACGTTATCACACCTGGAATAACCAATATTTGAGAATAGTCAAAAATCATTTATTCCTCTTCATCTTTAGTTTGTGTTAGTATCTCACGAATGGTTTTAGTTTTGGGTTCTTGTTCTTTAAAACATTTATCACAAGCCCACACGTAAGTTCCATCATCACTATTTACTGTTGGCTTCAACCATGAAGACTTATTTCCACAATAACCACAACAAATAGAAATCATTATTACTGTCCTGAACTTCTTTGTAATACGAATGATAAAGTAAGAGGATCGCTTGTACCACCACTAATGCCATTTGCAGAAAAATAAAGTCTTACAGTGTTTGCAAGTAAATCGCCCGATGTAAGCGTAACAACGTAAGATCCAAGACCTGTCTCTGTAAAACCACCTGATTGCAAAGCACCAAAAAGACCTCCATCTCTAGCAATCTGACCGCTAACATTTCCACTGGTAAAATTGGTGAGATGGTCGGCACTTGATTTAAGAAATATTCCAAAATTCTGTACCATTACACCACGAGTCATTCTAACTTCTGAAATTACTCCACTCGCAGGTAAATTAGATAATGGCACTGCAACTGAAGTATTCCATTGAAGTTCCCCGTTGGCCACCAAGGAATCTGTTTCAGCATACCAAGCATTTACCCTTTGCCGACATGTGATATCAAACACACCAGCAGGTAATGTGCTTGGGGCATTTCCCACATAGTGACCACAACTACCTTGCTCACTCATAGAAAGGGCATAAGCAGCTTGATTACCACTTGCGCTAGAATATGTTTCAAACTGTCCACTACTTATATTGAATATGAACCCCGAAGTTCTATTTCTAATCTGGGAATATAATACAAGACTTGAACTAGCATCTGCGGCAATTTCACCAGCCACGTTTGTTTCTCCTTTCCAACCATATTTGATATTCTGTTTCATGTTTAGAATCTAAAGTAACCATATAATGTTTCCTTAAAATAAACATTTCTTCCTTGGGTATTGAATGTTCGTACAACACATTATAATTTAAACCATTCTCTTTTGCATATTTTTTACCTGCTTCAACTTTAAGTTGCTCTAACTCAGATAGTTGTTTGCCTGGATATTTTATTTCTTCAATTGTGTTTGACAACACATTCAAGAAATCTGATAAATATGTGTGGTGAGAACCATCAAACCACTCATATGATATCGATGGGCCTCTTTTCAATAAAGATAAATTTGGATGATTCATCATTCTCATCAATTCAGATGTACTTCCATAATACAATCCTTTCCAATATCCTCTTATTGATCTTTTCTCTCCGGAAAACTTAAATCTACCTTCAGCATAAGCTCTTTTTCCAGATATAGATTTTTGAATGTTAGACTTAATTGAATGTTTTCTGCCTGTATTTTTATGGGATATTGCAGCTTTTGCCCCATCAGAATGTGTACGACCCCACATAGGATTTAAACAACCAGAAACCTTAACAGACTGATTAGGCCTGGGGCCAGTTCCCTTACCCTTTTGAGAAATCACACAGTTTCTCCATTTTATGTTCGCAACTTCTTTACCATACTTATTTACCCAAATCTCATATACTGTCTGACCATACATGGGATTCTTATTTCCATTCACATTTCTACCATAGGCGCAATGTTTAGAGCAAAATCTACCTGAGCCATAAGAACCATCATGTTCACAATTACATTTTTCACAATGTTTTATTTCACCAGCCATTTAATTCACCTTTTATCAATCTTTTATAGTAGCCAAAGTAAATTTACTTGGTTCATAAGCAACATAGGCTTTTCGTATTTCATCTATAAACTTCTTAGCTTTGTCTCCACCTTGTTTTCTAATCAAATCTAACACTCTGACTTGATCTACACCTTCTCCAGAATACTTTTTACCCCAATAAGGCGATAATGCTAACATTATCCCAATGTGCTTCCCTGCTTCTTTGGGATCTTGTTCAAATTGATCTAATGCATAAGTAGCTACTGCTAAATTCATATCATTATCAAATACATCTTTGATATCATGTAACATTGTCCAACCAGATTGGGCTCCTGAAACCTCTTCCCTATTTACCTCCATTGGAGTATATTGGGGTTCTTTCTTAGGTTTTGGCTGCTGTTGTGGTTGTTGGTTTTGAGCAGGGTCCATAGGAGCTTCTCCTGGTCCTGCGGGAGGAGCACCTTGTTGTCCAGGAGGCATTCCTTCTTGCATTTGAGGTTGTCCACCTGGAGGAGCCATATTAGTAGATTGTTCTACATTTTGCATATCTTGTGGATTAGCCGTTACCTGCATTGCTTCTTCTGGATTTGGTTGAACTGCATCAGTGTTCTCTGGATTATTTTTAGATCTATATTTAGACAAAGACTTCAATCGAAGCTTTAGAGCTTTTTTGCCTCTGCCACCACCAGAAAATGGACTACTGAATGAAATCATTTCTTTTCTCGTTTCAACCAATCTGGGACCTTTGAAAACACATCATCCCAAGAACCTCCTTCAGCAAAAACAACTTGATCATCTTTAGTAATGGCACTAAAGAAATACTGTAATCCTTCAACCTTGGCACCATTTCTAAAATTTGTTTGCTCCAAGGAAGTTGCTTGTTTCAACTTCTTACCATCTATTGATTTTTTGAATTCTGGAAGAGTCATAGCTCATTATCCAACATATATTGCTCAACTTGTTCCTGAAACTTCTCTGCACTCAAGCCATACTTACTCAAATAATCATTAACTTTTTGATTAGCATATTCAATAGTTTCTGATGGGGCTATAAAATCCATATATCCTGGATCAAACTCAACATGATCCATATACCAATTAAGAAGACCATTCATTCTTTCATCTTCAGTCCAATGATTTTCATCCAGTAGTGCAGCAGCTTCAGGACTTCCTAAATCCAACAACACATCTTTTAATGCAAAAGCAGCATCCTCATCACCATTAAGTATGGTATCTACTAAATCACGACCTTGTTTTGAATTTTGAAGTAAAGGTCTAAATACCTCGGGGTAATTTACAATTATTTCACTAGGTGAAGCAAAATGACCTGGATATCTATCTTCCACAGAAGCAGGTTTTGAATATCCATAGCCGCGTTTTCTGGTCCAATATGAATCTTCTGGTTCAGATTGTTGGGATGAAACGGGTTGTTTTAGTTCGGTTTTCTGAGTATTTTGTACAGGTGGTGATTCAAAATTTTGATTCCCAGAACTTGTAGATTCAACATCTGAATGATAGAAAACTGGTTTTAACGAATCATTAGTTTTGGGCTCAGTTTTAATGTCTTGGTGAGAATCTTGTTTTGGTGGTTGAACTTTATTTTGCTCGTTTTCTAAAGATTTCAACCGTCTGATTATTTCTTTTCTAGTTCTCATTAGGTACTCTCCAATGGCACTAATCTTGGCTTGCCTTCTTTTCCACTAAGTCTCCAAGAATCTACCATCAAAACATTTATACTATTGATAAAATGTCTTTTAGTGACATCTAAATCAAATCTAAACTCTCTTCTAGAAATATCCAACTTCAAAGTAATATCTGATCCATTGTGCATAGGAGTCAATTCCCATGGGACTTCTAATGAACTGGAATCACTAAATATTACTCTTTGCCCACTAATTGAAGTAATAGTAGACATTAATAAACTCCAAGTTTTTCATAATACTGTTTTTTCCACTTGGTGTCCAGATCAATTTTACCTTGCGCGAATAAAGCAAACACCTCAGACTTGGAAATACATTTCATTTCAATAAAAACATATTTAAATCCTTTATCAGTAATTATTTTTTCAGCTGCTTTTCTTTTCAATGGTACATCAACACACCTTGAATCTCTTTCCCATCCAAATGGTTTGATCTCATAAACTACATTTCCATCTACAAAATCGGGATAATGATATCTTAATTTTCCAGTAGAATCTATATACTCACACCTGAATCCTTTTGCCTCTGCCGAAACCATGGTGTTGGTGTAGTTTTGTTTTAAAAACAACAACTCACATGTAGATCTAAAATGTAGCCCATTATATTTACCACTTATTCCATGACCAGATCCTTTGCTTTTTAATGCTCCTTCTCTACATAATTCTTTAGTCTCTTCTAAGTGTTTTCTACCATAAAAAGGATTATTCTCACCAAAATATTTTCCTTCTCTAGATTTAGAAATCTTTTTCCTTGATTCATGAGTGTGGTTTTTACCATAAAAGTGATTATTTTCACCCATCATTCTTTTCCTAATAGCAAATCTTCGCCTTATGGATAATTCTTGACCAGAAGTAGATTTATTTCCAATATGAGACTGACTCATATTAAATCTAACTTCAGGTGTATCAAACACACCAGATTCCCAAAGATCAATACGAATTTTAGACATTGCTTCTTTAGTTTCTTCGGTGTGATTCTTGCCAAAGAATGGGTTCCTGTTTCCCAGAAATGTACAACTCTTACAAAAAGTTTGTCTTTCCTCAGCATCCCACATTTTATTTTCGTATTTATAACCAATTAAAAGTTTACAATTTTCATTGTTATCTGGATTGGGACATTTTCTACAAAACAAATAATTCTTAGCCATAATTAAAATTGCCCCAACAAACCACTTATTAATCCTGAAGTTACTTCGCCTATATTAACAAAAATTCCACCAGATACTTTCACTCCTAATCTTTGAACCATATTACCAGAAGCACCAGCAACAGCTGGTGAAGGTCCAAAACCATTTCCTGCAAAACCCGACAAATCAATTACAAGCCCGCTACCAACATAACAATTTCTTCCATTAAAACCACTAGAAAGTAAACCACTTGCAAGATTGGTAATCAAACCGTTTGTTACAATACTAACAGAAGCTCCACTTGCAGCATTAGTTATTGAAATTCCAATTGCAGGTAATCTCAACCCAGATGCCGCATTAGCAATCAATAACGAATTCCCACCAGAAATATTGATACATACTGGGCACAACCCACTAATCATTTCTCCAGCTACCCAAGTATCATCAAATCCAATTCTAGCATAAGCTACAGCAACACCAGAAGCTATACTTCCAGATGTAACAGCAGCATTAGCAATGTGTCCAGAACTGATTGATCCTGAACTAAGATGCATTCTGCCTATTTGTCCAGAACCCAAACCTCCAGATAAAATACCTCCACTAGCAACATGTAAGGTGAATATTTGACCTGAGCCAATGGCTCCACTGCCAAATCCGCCACTTGCTACATGTAGAGTTGATATTTGACCTGAGCCTATTCCACCAGAACCAATACCGCCAGATGCTATATGAAGAGTGAATATCTGGCCAGAACCTATTGCCCCGCTACCTAAACCACCACTAGCAATATGAGCAGTACCTAATTGTCCAGAACCATAAGCACCAGAAAGCAAACCGCCAGAAGCAACACTTAGAGTAAATATTTGACCTGAGCCAATTGAACCTGATAGTAAACCACCAGAAGCAATATGGAAGGTAAACACTTGACCAGAACCAAGATTACCACTTAAAACAGATGCATTTCCAAGATATCCACTGCCTATTTGACCAGAAGTAATTACAGTTGGGCGTTGAGTGTCTACTTCTATAAATCCACTATTGCCACCAACAGAACCCATTAATTGAGTAATGTCCCCAGACATTAATCCACCAGAGTTCCAAGCCCCAGAATAAGTAACTATTTGACCAGAACGACCAACAACTAATGGTTGTCCCAAATAGCCACTAAAATCGTTCATTCCAGAACTAAGTTGGAATGCTCCTATAGAATAAACATTAACCTGAATACCAGAAGCAACATTATCTGCAACAATTCCAATTGCTGGCATTCTTCCACTTACAGAAGCCATGGCAATACGAACTGCGCCAGACTGAGATATTGTTACTGCTCTTACGCCAGAAATTGGCTCTTCGGTAATTATTGTTGCAAGCAAACCACTATTATATGGAGTAACATATCCTGCTCTAGTAACTACCGTTCCACTAGCAATGCTATACGTTCCAATTAAACCAGAACTAAACAAACCACCACTAGCAACATGCATTGCTCCAATTTGACCTGATCCAATATTACCAGAACCAACCGCATTATCTCCCAATTGTCCAGAAGTTACAACACCGGAGCCTAAATCAAATGTTCCAATAGAACCTGATACTATACCTCTGGCTCCACTTTGGTTGGCTCCTCCCACTGAACCACTTCCAATATCCCCAGACTGTACACAACCACTAGCAAGGTGAATTGAACTAATTACACCTGATCCGATTGTTCCAGACAACACTGAGTTATTTGCAAGATGGGGGAATCCAACTTGACCGCTGTTAATATTCCCAGAAGTTATTCCACCAGATAAGAAAGCACCAGATATTATTAAACCAGAAGCTAAATGATTTGGACCAATTTGGCCACTTGCTATTAATCCAGATACTATGCTTCCAGAACCAATATCTAACGTACTAATTGATCCAGAAGCAATATGGTAAGTTCCGCCAGCATTTCTACCTTGTACAGCACCTGAAGCTATTTGCCCAGAATTTACTGCGCCGGAACCTAATTGGAATTGTTGAACACTACCAGAAACTGGTAGAGCTACACCACTTGCTAAATTGTTTAATACAACAACACCACTGTTCAATACACCACTGCCAAAACCACCACTAGCAATATGAAATACAGTTAATACACCACTAGCAATAGAACCACTTGTAACAGCAGCATTAGCAATATGTCCAGAATTAACTGAACCTGAAGACAAATGATGTCTTCCTATCTGACCAGAACCAATACCTCCAGAAAGTATTCCACCACTTGCTATATGTAAAGTGAATAATTGACCAGATGCTATATTACCAGAAGTAACAGAACCATCTGATAAATTTCCAGAACGAACACTTCCAGAACTATGATGCGCCCAACTAACTGAGCCTGAAGATAAATTACCACTATTTATGGTGTTATTGCCTACTAACCCTGAGGTAACAGAACCACTAGCAAGACCAATTAAACCACTGGCAAGGTGTGTTGATCCAATTTGTCCAGAACCAATTCCTCCTGAGCCTATTCCACCAGAAGCAATATGAAGAGTGAATACTTGACCACTTGCTATTTGGCCGCTTTGGATTGCACCACTACCAACCCTTCCTGCTCCTACCGCACCAGAAGCTATATGATTAAGTCCTATTTGTCCAGAACCAAACGCTCCAGACAATAATCCACCACTTGCTATGTGTAAGGTAAATATCTGACCAGATGCTATATTACCACTAACAACTACATTATTACCAATTTGACCACTAAGAACAGCACCGCTAGAAAGATGGAACGTAAGAATCTGACCAGAAGCTATATTCCCTGATTGAACAGCTCCAGAGCCAAGGTGTACCCAAGCAAGTTGTCCAGATGCAACGTTACCACTGGTAACAGCATTATTACCAATATTACCAGACTGGACTTGACCAGAAGTTAGTGAAAGTGAACTAAGAATAGTATTCTCCCAACTTGTTGGACCTAACATTCATTACTACCAACTCTTCATACATTTATTTTTACTAAACAAACATTACCAAAAAATCACTCACACGAATATCTCATTTATAGTATATCCTCGATCAACATGAACGATATTAAGGCATGTCCTCCACGATCAGATACGAACCAATCAAAGCTGAAGTAGTTCCAGAAGCGGTGTTTCTAGCTAGTTGGATAGTCAGAGTTCCACCAGCATTCACCGTAATAGTACCAGTAATATCTAACCAACCGGTGTTTGAAATAGCCCCGGCATAGACATCCTCAGTGCCCAGGGCCGTTCTCATGGCCGTGTTGTAGTAGGCTTGAGCGTCTCCGGTTGGCCACGCTAGATTGCTTGACCAGCGGATAGCCGTCGCTGTACAAGTGCCGCCAACCGAATATTTGACGGCCCCGGCTCCAAAACTAGTCCACACCCTAGCGATGAACGTGTAGGTTCGTCCGGCAATAACGGTGACCGACAATCCGGTAATGTCGGCCAATGTTTCACTGGTCGAATCGAACTGGGTGGAAACCCTGGCTCGACCAGCAGTGTTCTGAAGCCAACAATTAGTTGTGCCATCAGAACTTCTAATTACTTTTGAAGCATCAGGGTTTACTATATTAAGATAAGTACCATCATGTGTTAGCTGGCCCTCATCCGTCCCCGCCGAGCCTCCCGGCTGGCGGACGATGACCTTGCCGTCGGCACCGGAACCGGCACCTTCGCCAGGAAGAAGTATCACCGGGCCGCCAGCGCTATTGCCTCCTACACCGTCTCCGGCCATTATCCATAAATCCCCTCCTACCTGATTAGCCGTTGTGGTAGACCAAAACAGCCATAAAGCGGCTCCGGAACCTGGATACGACTGAAGGCTCAAAGTCTGCTGGTTACTGCCGCCGTCTACGGAAAGGACTTGGTCAAAATAAGCCGACGCGTCGTCAGAAATCCTAAGTGTGGTGTAAGAAAATGCCCCATCAACCTGAAAGTTGTGGTACCCAGGAACAGCCGGAGAACCCACCCCAAGGCCGCACTTGAGATTTATCGACCCACCCTGACTGTTGCCAGAAGTAAGCCGTTTGGCATCCCCAGCAACGATAGTCACAGAACCGCCAGACGCTGCTCCTGCGTTGCTCGACCCAGCCACAGCATCTGACGCGGTGATCGCCCAGCCCACGCCCGCCTGGGTATCGGTGGTCTGCGTCGGAGCCGTGGCCGTGAGCACGCCGGCAACACCTGCTAATGTAATACCGTTAGCAGCAACAAATGCTGCCAAGTTGGTCATCGTAAATTTATACGATACCCCATCTTGGATTATACAACCAACATCAGCTGCTGCTATTGCAGCAGGTACCGAATCAAGAGCAGACCATTTAATGGCCATATTTTATCTCATTCATCAGGAAATAGATGAGGACAAAACTTTTCAACTAAATCAAAATCTTGTAATTTCAAACCATTACTTTTATCTAATGACTCAAAATGATCCTTGATAACTTTCTCCACCGAAGAACCAATAGAAAATTCCTTAATTCTATGTTGACATTTTTCAACATCCAAATTATTTGAAGCACAAGTATAACAAGCACCCCATCTAAAACTTCCATTTTCTATCTTAATTCCCCAATCAACTTCTTCCTCATCTGTAAATTCCATATCTTCCCTAAATTTTCGTATTGCTTTCAAATTTAACCCATTATAAGACTTACCAGCCAATATATTGGCCAAAAGAATACGTTCTACCATTGACAAATTTACAATCATTTCAACTCTCCTCTAAAAAAATTAAATTACTCAGTAAGCATTGTTTGACCATCTTCAGTAAGCATGACTTGATCGTCTTCAGCAAGCATTGCTGTGGCAGGAATTTTTTCACCTGTATAATATGTATTTCCCATCAAAGCATTACCTAAACCAACTGCCATAGATTGAAAATAACTTAATATTCTGAGCATTAGAAATATTCCCAATCAACTCTAGCACCAGAAGAAGCAGCAGGAACACCAACACGTATGGTTTCAATTCCACTCACTAATCTAGCTTTTGAAACAAAATATGGTTGTCCAGGATATATTTCTACTCCATCTGCCAGTCCGCCACTACTTAAACCACCACCGCTTTTAATTGTTACGGCACCAGTAGCAGATATTGGGCTGGGTAATCCAACATAAATTGGTCCAGGACCACTAGCGTTATATTGTAATTGCACACCACCTAACGGCCATGGTGTACCTGAAAATATATTACCACTTATTAACCCAACACCGCCGCTTTGACTAATTAAAATTGCTGAAGGCATAATTTATCTCTTATCTATTTCAGTAGACAATCTACCTGTAGTTCTTTCTAATTGTTTGTATTTACTCATAAACTCCTTTTTCAATTTAGCAATTTCGCTTTTCATCTTTTTATTTTCATTGGTTCCATAATAATGTTTCAATCTTTTTTGTTCTGCTGTCCTATTTGTTTCTGCTACATAATTTAACCATTTTTGGTAATATGGATTCATTAATGTACTCCGTTAGAACTAATTTTGGCTAATTTCTTGTAACGAGCCCTAAGTTTCTTTTTAATATCAACCACTTCAGTATCGAATCTCTTACGCGGCCCTAATGCACCAAGTCCGAGCTTACCAGCTAATGGTCTTGATTCAGTAACTTCAGTTGGTTCTTCATCAAGATCAGGAGGTAATGGCATTCCACCTAGAGCATCAACTTCTCCGCCTTGAGCAGCCATTTCTTCTGGATTACCACCTTCCATACCTGGCATTCCACCACCCATCATAGCTTCTAATCCACCCATTCCTCCACCACCTGGTGGCATTCCTTCCATACCTGGAGGCGCAGGTGGCTCACCAACTCTTTCTTTACCCCACTCTTCATCAGTCATTGGCCAATCTAATGCCTTACGAAGCTCATTAATTGTCATTGCCCTATTGCCAGCCAGTTGAGAAAGCTTGCCTGAAAGTACTTCATGGTCATCAATTCGTTGAGCTTTTATTTCAACAATTAAATCATCACCATAAAACGGAGCAAGATGACGAGTAAATTTAGAAGCAATTCTATTACATTTAGGACCAATAGTAATAAGATGTAATTGTTTTAATGTTGCAAACAAAGTGGAATAACTAGAATCTTCGATCATACCAGCAGCTGGTTTAGTAATGCCAAAACCTGCGCCCAGTACGAATGAAACCAATTGATCCCATCCACTCTGGTAATCCATATCAATGGGTTTATTTCCCCAGGGTTGTAACTCAGCACCTGGCGTTGCGACATAAAATTGTCCTGCATTTTCTGGACCTTGGAATGTATTTTCCATTTCTGCTCTAATACGAGCTATTTCTTCTTCTGGTAATGGTTGGGCATTATCTTTTGAAAATTGAAGAACTGCAGAAGGACTAATACCTCTCTTCATATTATACCAACGGCTTCTATCCATCTGCTCGATCTCATCAAGATGAAGCCTCATAGCTGTTTGAGGAGAATATCCATCATATGGTAATATTGGATGCGGATATTTAATTCTTAGCATCCACTGTGCTGGAATTGGAGCACCAACAGCTGATGCAGGTGTAGGATAAGAAGAGAATGGTCCATATGGATATACTGGTTGGATTCTATAATATCCATCAGGATAATCTGGATTGATAGCTGGTTGAGGAATAGCTATAGAAGTTGGAATTGAATACAATTCCATTGGCATTCCCATAACGTTAGGAACCATCCAAGTTAATGACATTCCAGTTAAATCCATTTGTAAATTTATCTTATATAACATCTCACCAAACGTATCATCATGATTGGGTTTTTCCAACAACTTAATTAAATCCCAACCAGGCTCTCCTCTTTTAACGGGTCTTTTACCATCTTGATGATTATCATCTTTAACATACACTTGAAATTCAGATTGTGCCATCTGCTCGCCAATTCTATGAATGGCAGCATATGTAATACCAACGAAGTGTTGTGATTGCTCCCAGCGGTTGTCGCTCCAACCTCCGGGAGCTTGCGATCTCATTGCCTCCACTAATCTACGAACACTGGCATCCGTGGATAATGAAGATCTACCCCAAGATCCACCAGGTATTACTTTAGGAGTTTCTCTATTTGGTTCTTCTTTGTTATGAAATGCTTCACGCCAACGGGATCTGCCTAACTCAACTTCTGAACGAAGCGTACGTGGGTTTTGACCAACCCCAAGATACCTTTGAGTTGTTATTCCTGACTTCATTAGATTTGCAAGTCTACCCAACTAACTCACCTTAATCCTCCTCCTCCAATAATCAATTAGGCATATAAAACTTTGCTAAGACGGTAACAGCAAAGAATACAAATTTGAATATATATTTTCCCTTGCACCAATTATACACGATAATATACTTTAACCCAACGTTAAATCTCTTCTTCTGGATCAGAAGAATCTTCCATTTCTTCCCAATTCCTATTCTTCCTTATTATTGACCCAACATCTATTTCCTCATCTCCGCAACATATGTTACAGTAAGGTCTTCCGTGTATTCTACCTACAACTATTCTATGATTTGCTTTTTCTATCAAATCTAAAGAATCGTACCAATCCTGCATTGATTCACCCAATACTTCTTGGTCGCACTCAGCACAATTAACCCATCTAATTTCAAGCTTTTTCATTGGGGACACCAGACATTTGAATTACTTTTTTAGTTGTCTGAGATAACATCACTTCGGGGGGTTGATTCTTTAACCATTCATCATATTGTTTCTTCCATTTACCTCTAAGGGATATTACTCCAGATCTACATAACGGAAAAACGACTCTTGTTTTGCTAAGAGTTGGCATTTCAACCAATTTTATAATCATTGATTGATCCTTACACCAGTTTACAGCACAAACAAGCTTTTCCTTAATCGTCTTCCACTTTTTCTTTACTTTAACACCTGTCTCTTTTATTTCGTAAATTACATTGGGAACTTTGTCTTTAGATTTAAAGTCCGGAAGATATGTTGTGTCACCATAAGGTATAGGCATGCGTTCTATCCCAACATCAGCTCTTACTAAATTTTTGCGATCTTCATAGTTTAATATGAAATTCAATTCACAACTGCTGTAAAAAGGAAGCTCACTAGAAATATGTACTCCACATATACCTCCATTTGTCCCAAAACCAAATCTTCCATCCACAATACATTTTTTCTTTAATACAGACATTCTATTCCTTGTTTCCTCATTATGTGTTTTGCCATAAAATGGATTGTTTTCTCCTTTAGTATTACCATTTCTTTTTTGTGTACAACTTGTACACAAAATTCCCATCTCTTCAGCCACCCACATATTATTTTCAGATATGTAACTCAATAATAACAAACAGTTTGGATTGCCATTTACGTTTGGACATTTTCTCAAATACAATTTATTTAAAACATTTTTACTTTGAATAACCTTGTCATTTTTAAACATTTTACAACTAGAACATTTTCTCTTATTTTGATCAGCATAGATCATCCCTTTCTCCGAAATATGTCCTATCCGATTCTTACAGTTAAAATTATTATCTGGATTGGGACAATTTCTGAAGAAATTTTTACTTTTATTCATAATTTATGTTTGAGCAGTATTACCAGACGTTGTGATTATTTTCTTGGTGGTGGCAGACAACTGAATCTCGGGCGGTTTTCCAGCAGTACGTTTCTTATCCATAGCAGGATACTCCCATGGAGTAAAGTAACTCAATAATAATCTAACGCCAGGAGTTCGTACCGCATCTTTATCTTTTAATGCTGTTTCTAAATCATACACTGTATATTCACTAACAATATTATTGAAAGAAAACATCAATGGTGTGTTTGCTTCAATAATAGAAACATCATTAGCAATAGCAAGATGTAAATGATTAGGAATGACAGGATCTGTTTTCAAACTAAGAACAAATCTATTTGGTGGTTTTAACAAAGTTGCTTGCAATAACTTTTGACAATCGGGTGTTATTACCTTGGCATCACTGTCAGTTATCCACCAAGAATGATTTGCTGCTGTTTGACTATCTTTATATGAATTATCTAGAAAGAATACAGTCACTCTAGATCTTCGCCATAACCAACACCCAACACACATAAATGAATTAGCAGGACATCTGGCTAGATTTTTATTTTTCAAAAATGGAATTGGAGGAGGATCGTCATGTCTCCAAGTCATATCACATGCTGCAGAACACCAATGACAATTTTGAATCCCATTATTAACACTGCCTTGAGATTTAGCAAACAAATCAGACGCTAACATAGACTCAGACATATTCCACCTCAAATTACCATGTATCTAGTAGATTTACACAATTGATATATATGCTTATTTGATGGTTCTTCCTCACAAATGAAATCTGGATTATTCACCAAATATACAGCTTTACCTTTTACAAATCCCAATCCATCTGAGATTCCTAATGCCATACTTAATGCTCTTCTATCCCCATTTCCATTATCTTGAATAATATAAGTTATGGGAGGTACATCTCTTTTCTTCAAAATAAAACCCCACATTTTCCTAGCTTGTTCACGACTCATCATTAATTCTTCAGCAGTTTGTCCCCAAGGTTCTATTTCTTTACTCCAATCTGTACACTCATTGGAATTTGGATCTATATCAGCAAATGATAGTTCTATTCTGCCTAACATTCTTTCACATCTATGTGGGGGAACTGTATGAGTTGTGTTAGGATCAACTATTGATATAAGAACACACTCTTGATCTAAATGTAAAAATTCCAATTCTTCTTTACTACAAACAGCTATTCTAATTTGTTTTTTTGGAATCTTAGCGCCAAGGTTCAAACCGCCTGTCTTTAATCCATATACCCTAACTGTTGGGGTCAAACCAACTCCAATGGCTAACTTATTAAACGCCATACAAACAGCATCTACTATGTCATCATGTTTACCATTTGGAAACGCTAAAAATTCATTCAACAAATCAGTATTCCATGGTCCTCTTTTCATATATACATTCATAGCAAACCCCTGCGCGGCAAATGGATTAGCTCTAACTTCTTTAGGACCAGATACTTTATCAACATATACAGGAAAACCAGCAAGGAGTTGAATAGAACTTTGAGCACTATCTTTACCGCCAGAACCTGGTTCTTGCTCAACCCATATTACTACTTTGTTTTTATACCTAGTAGCATCTTGTTCCGCAGTGGTGCGCATTATTTTATCGCGCTCACCAGCAAGCCACCTTCCTCGAACGATATCCTCTACATAAAACTTTCCTTCATGCATAGCAACTAGTGCACCAACAGTATAGTCACCTTCACCTTTAGTACCAGCTTTATCCCAAGCTCTTACTCTTTTAGCTTCATAAGGTACAGATTCTGTTAATTGAAACCAATTTCTATGAAATTGATTACCTTCAGTAGCTCTGGGGACACCTTGATATAATGCAGCAAAACCACTAGGACCTACAGCATTACGAAGTGATTCTAACGCTTCTAAACTATACCGTCTTGGACAAAGAGGATCACCAGGAGATCTACCTAATGGATCTACATTACCTCTTGAAAGACCTAAAAATTCATCATTTTCATCTCGCTCATTTTGAGTTTCGGCAATGGCTGGAAGCCGCAAAACTTCCCACTTACCAGGCTGTTCTTTTATCAATCTACCAGCTAAATCATCTTCATGCCATCTTGTTTGAATCACAATAATGGCTCCAGCTTCCCACACACGAGTAAGAAATGTAGTTCTATACCAATCCCAGCATGCATCTCGAATAGTTTGAGATTGTGCTTCTTGCCAATCTTTCAAAGGGTCATCAATAATACCCAACATACAACCTTTTCCAGTAATTGGACCAGAAACACCAGCTGCTACTAAATAACCTCTTCCTTGATTAATTTGCCACTCAGATATACTTCTACTGTCTTTTCTGGTACTAGCGCCTTGAAATAAAAGATTATATTCTCTTGATTCTACAACTTGTCTAGCTTGTCTAGATTTAGATTCAGCTAAACTAGCACCATAAGAACATAAAATTATAGGATCATCTGGTCTTTTACCAAGCCAAAACGCCGGCATTCTAACTGATGCGAGCTCTGATTTTCCGTGTTGTGGGGGGATCGAAATCATCAAACGTTTTATACGACCGTTGATGACATCATCTAGTTTACTGGCAATTAATTCGTGAGCTGGTTCCGCTATATAAGTGGGAAACGTATAGCGGGTAAAATCAATAAGATTTGTACGTGCTTTTTGTCTTCTAAGAAGTTCTTGCGCTGCTGCCTGACGTAAATCGTTTTCTTTTGGATTTAAACTGTTATCTTCTGCCATTTTCTATAAACTGGAATATTCAACTCCTCCAGTCGCCTTTCAAAAATCAAATTATTCAACAAATACATTATAAACCTCCTCCTTTAAAAAATATAATGGGTGAGAGAATTCTCTCACCCAAACATTAATTATTGTTATTACCATCGCCCATTATCATTCTCATCAATTCATCTTGAGTGAATTCTCTCATGTCTCCATCACCCTCGTTCAATATCATTTCCATAGATTGAACAGGTTTACCAAGAGAACGGTCTAATAATATTTGGGCAGCCTTGACATCGCCTCTTTTAGCTTTCCAAATAAGTTTCCTTACTATTTTAGATAATTCTTCAGGTGTAACTTCTTCATAAATACAATTCTGAAGAGCTCTTACTGCCTTATGATGCGGTCTCTTATGGCCTGCGGCTGCTTTATTTCCTGGGCCAAACAAATGACTCTTTTTCTTCTCAGGATTAGGATTTTCTTCGTTCATTCTTCATTTTCTCTGTAAAAATCACATTTGGGACATTGTGACTTATTTAATTTTTCTCCACAACTACAATATGTACCAAGAATTCTTTCAATTAAACCAAAACGCTCTTTGATTTCCATCTTTTTGATTGTTTCCATTATGGTACTATATAGAAGCTTCAAAGCTTTAGGATCAAAAGGCATAATATTTTCACCATTCTTTAATCCTCCTAACACAAGGATAATATGAATTGAACCAGGAGAAAAGCATATTTTTATTAATTAGGCCAATTATTTCTATTATTTAGATAATAAACACACCTATCTTGTAGTTTTCTGACTGTTTTTATCAATTTGGTTGGATCTACTCCATCAGATAGACAACTTTCTAACCAAAGTCTCCCAGCTAATCTATATTCAGGCCATCTATCTTCCTTACCACATAGTTTTTTGCTCATCAATAAGACGTTCCATTAAACTTTCTGATCTAGCAAGTTGTAAGTAATGATTTACTACATCGTGCCTATTCAAGCATGAACAAAGTTCTCCTAAACCTTCTTCCGGTATACTATCAATATATGGTGGTAGTCCATTAACCATACTGCTTACTAAAGCAGTATTTTGTCTATTTATAAGTCTTTTAAGTCTTACATAAGCTTCCAATGACTTTGTTTCCTTGATAACTAACGTCATTTGTGGAATAGCAATAACACCCATTTTTTCAAGTTCATTATGAGCTTGGTGACGAGCACTAAACGCATAAGAATCCAAAAATAAAGATAACAATAAGACAGTTAACCCACAAGATTCCATATTAGTACTCCGTTGTACTTTCTTCTATGTCCCAATCTTTAGTAATTATATCGGTCAATCTTGTAGTGCGTTCAAGATCCCATGGAACTGAGTCTTGGCATCCAGTACAAATTCCTCTAGAACATGCAGTTATGATCCCACAATTATTACAATAGGGAAAATCAGGCGACCATAACTTGTTGTATTTCAACTTGGTGTTATCTGTAATAAAACTAAAACTCATTAAATCCAACCCCAACCTTTCATAACATTAACAAGAGCTTCTTCTTGCTCTTTCAAATTCATTTTACTATTGTCAATTACAGCATCAAAATTTCGCCAATCAAACTTATCTGGGTCCAAAGACCATTCACTTTCATGATTAGCAGGTTCATCCTGTTTCCTTGTTAGTCTTATACATTTGCCTCCTAATTCCTTCACTGCAAATAATTCATTTGGAAATCTCATATCAATTATAACGGCAAACTTAGGCTTTTCCCTTCTTAATCTTGCTTTTCCCGCATTTACCCAAGCATCACAATACATTGTTCTAACAATACCAGTTCCAAACTGTTGAAGTAACTCTCTGACAGTCAAATATTGATCACCCCTTAATTCTACTTCTTTTTCTGTTTCACCTCTATGAATAGCTTCTGTAACTAATACATACCAATGGGGAAGATCTTTCCATTTCACACAAGTCAGATTATTCTTATCTTCTTCAGTTCCCCACAACCATTCATCTGGTACGACAAACAAATCCCCAATCATTCTTTTCAAAGAATCAGCCCATCCATACTTCTTAGCTCCATAATCAGCTATTAGAAAATTACCTAAAGTATCTTTACCGCTTTGTTTTCTGCCACTAATTGCAATCAGTTTCATTTCTGCTCCTCCAGAAATAATTCTTTATTCATACAAACTAACTTAACACCAGCTTTTTCAAATAACCATCTAGAAGAATAACTATAATCACCTTTATGAGCACCAGTATTATCATCTAAACAATACACTCTTTTAATACCAGCATTAATAATGGCTCCAGTACAATCTGAACAAGGAACACCACACCAACAAAACATCCAACATCCATAAGTGTCTTCAGTTGCATTGTATATAGCATTTCGCTCAGCGTGTTGGCAAGAACATAACTCAACCCTTTGTCCAGTTTTAGCGTCTATCAATCTTCTAGGGCAGCTTCCACAACCTGCAGCGCTCTTTGCAAAACTGCAACTGGCTAATATATCCAAATACTCATTACCACCTTCATCATTTTCTGGAACTGTAACAACTAAATTTACTTTCTTAGCAGCTGTACATTTTTCTTCATAAGTTAATTGCGGCCAAAACACTTCTCTCAAATACTCTTCTGTGTCACAATGAGGGGTTTTCTTAGGAGGTCCATTATAACCACTACTAACACCCCTGGAAGTTCCATCATCATACACTTTAATAATTACAGCACCAAGCTGTCTACTATAACAGATTTTGTTATCATCTGCTACAGCTTTAGCTTTCCTCATATACTTATGGATAAACTTTTCGGACAACTCAACCATTTCTCCCCCTCAACTACAAAGTTCTTTCAATCTTTCATCCACATACTTAACTCTATCTGAAATCAATTCATAATGTTTATTCCCTCTATTTGGAACTAGCACAATTTGCCCACCAGTTTCTTGAAATTTACTACAATTCAATTCGTAATCATCCACCAATACGGCACCTGGATGCCCTAACATATGTTTCTTAGGACCAATGAAAGTTTGTCTGTATAACTTTGGAAAATTATGCTTCATCCAATGAGCTTTTCCAGCATACGATAATGGATTCTTAGGAGGAGTTGTAACCACAATTATTTGATCACCAAAATACTTTTGACAAACTTTAACGATATCATCTGCATCATCATATTTAGGTAACGTCTCCCAAAAATCAGGAACCGCATCTATACACTTCCAAAAATCATCATCACTCATAAACGGTTCATTCATACTCCATTTTCCAGGAGGCACCTTAGTATATAACTCTTCCTTAGTTATACCCATTGCTTTCATTGCAGAAGCTTCAAAATTAGCAAGCACACCATCCACATCTAAAAGACATATTCTTATTGTGTTCATATTTTTAACAATCCCCTCAACGCCTTCTCACCATTTAACATGAATTCATTCTCCCACAACACAACTATTTTAAATCCATTATCCAAAGCTGTTTTTGTTTTAATTGAATCTCTTTCCCAAACTTCATCCACTAATACAGAATCTTGATTCATAAATTTGATTAAAGTTCCAGACTTGTATTTATTTGGGTTTGCATGCCAATAATCACCATTAAATTCCAATATTAGATTTAAAGATGGAATGTAAAAGTCGTAAAAGTATGTAAATCCTCTAATTTGAAACTGGGGAACAGGAGCTAGTCCCCAACTATTTAATAGTTCTCCTACTTCTAATTCTGCTTTTGAAGAATGACTAGATCTGAATTTAACAATTCCATCCTTATATTGTTGAATTTTTAATTCAGACATATTTCTTTTGTATTTATCTGTATGAGATTTTCCTCTCATTCCATTTGTTGGTCCTAACATTCTTTCAGAATGTTCCTTGCGTTCTTTTTCTCCCCAAGGCTGGCCCCTTATTTTCATAGACTTTTTCCATCTATTATACACATCCTCCCTACTCAACGTTTTATTTTGGTAATTAGGATTATCCTTTCCAACCCATTTATTCCTACGTTTAGCAGAAACACTAAGACGTTCTCTATGTTTTTGGGATAGCTTTTTACCTTTTTTCAAACTTCCTGAATATTTAGAGCTGCATTTGAGACCGCAAAATCTACGTTTAGGATTGTGACAATTAAATAATACAGAGCAAAACTCACATACTTTAATTATTATTGGCATTTACCAAACTTTACCCATAACTATTCTAAGATTTTCCACATGAAACCCGCCTTCATCATCCGTGATAACAAAAGCAAAACCATGGTTCCAAGGATTTAAAGGTCTATACTCTGGATGCAAATCACATAAACATCCAGTAGACCAAGCAGAAATAACATGTTGCTCTAAACTCTTCTCACTATGTTGAGAAGTTTGATGAAAATGCCCACCCAACACATGGGCTTTGGCTTTTAAAAACATTCCACGAGCAGGATTTACTGGATTAGAAATGTTGAATACATACTCATGACCATGAATAATATTCAATTTACCAAGTCTGATTGGGCGTTTTTGACTTACTAATTCGATATTATACTTGTCTAAATCATAAACGTTTTTCCAATCAAACTGAGGAATGCCAAGCAAATCAATTGCCTTCATTCTCATATAAGCATCAAAACGCTCTTCGTGATTACCATGCTTATATATGATTCTAGCTTTTGGAAACCTTTTGCGAAGGCCAGATAAGAAATAAATAGTTGATTTAACTTCTTCGGGAAATCTTCTAAACGCAGGATTCTTTTCCCAACGGGATAAAGCATAATGGTCAACCATATCACCATTAAGAATAATTATGGAAGGATCTTCTTTAGCTCCATAATCTAAAGCAAGACTCAATGCTTCTTCATCATGAAATGGTATATGAGCATCAGCTAAAATCAATGTTTTGTTAGGGCCAGATATTTGTAATGTATTCCAATCATTAAGCTGGACTAAAGCTTCTGGAATAACATCTGACCATCCAGATTTTCTTGGTTCTCTTACAAACTTCTTGTCTTTCAAATTAGATAAATTCTCTCTGCCACATACTCCCAAATAATACTGGAACATTTTTCTGCAAGCTTCTTGTGTAGACCAATAACCAGGATTCTCCCTATATGCTTTTTTAGCCAATGTTAAAGCAGGAGCATCTGGAAATTGTTCAAGTAACTCACAAACCAATTCAGCAGGTAAACTCTTCTTTTTCACACAACCACCTATTTTTAAAATCAAATAAACAACAAGCTGCCTTGCACATATTTCCTCCCCCATTAAGACATATTCTTAATCTTCTCTTCTGCTAATTGCCTTTGCAATCTTTCTATTGTTGCTTCATGTTTCAATATTATTGCTCTAAGATTTGAAATCGTAAAATGTAATTGCTCATTCCCAGAATTTTCTTCTGATAAACTTCTTCTTTCAACTTTTGGCATTGATTGATCGCGCCAACCATGTTCAACTGACATATTTATCCACCTGAGTAAAAAAGATCATCATCTTCAAAATAAGGCCACTCTAATATTATTATCTTCTCCACAACATCAGTTAAAACATCTATATAGTGATAATATAGCTTGGAATCTGATTTTTCAAATAATTTATTAAATGACTCCATAGATTGAAGAGACTTCATAGCTGCCTCAACAATTTTAGAAGCTATCCTACGTTCTTCACTATGTTTATTCACATAATCTTTGTCTTTTTAATTGTCTTGCTTTAACAGCTTGACAAGTCTCATCAAATGCTGACGCATTTGCATGTAGTTGTATTAAATAAGATGTCAACTCAATTAATCCACCAATTCCTGTAAGAGATATTTGAGGTTTCTTATTTATATGTTTAGCCAAATGACTTCTTAATCCTTGAACTAAATCAATCCATGCTTGTTGCTCACTAGAGCAACAGGGGTTATCATTATCATGCATTTTATTACCCAAGATTTCTACTTTTATTTGATGTCCAAGGAGTTTCACTAATTAATACAGGGACTGCTTCTCCTTCTTTACCTAAATCCAATCTTCTATCTATATACCAATTAGCTTCCCACTCTTCTTGAAATTCTCTGGTGTTTAATTTACGCCACTTAGCACGATATGAGTCTCTAATCCAAACTTGGTACATAGGGACAATCTCACATGGTATTTAGAGGAACCTTTTTAAATTTTCTCCTCCCCTTCCTACCAAAACAAATGTCCTATAAATATACCTCCTAAAACTAATAAATCGGTGCGCCACCATTTAATATCTGGAAAACATGTACAAACCAATCTACAACAAATCCAACCAGCAAGCCAAAGTCCTACTGGTGAACGATGAATAAAAAAATATCTCACCATATGAGATGTTGTCCATTCTTGTCCTAAATTAATCTCAGCATATATGGACCATCCATAACCCAATATCATCATTGACATTAAGGCAGCCAAAGCCCATCTCATAATTTTCACCAAATTTATTCATCATCATCAATTTTAGATCCATCTGGTCTATATCCATTTTTCCAAGATTCCCCATATCCAGAACCGTCATCCATACTATTTAAAAATTCTTGCACCTCAATCTCTAACTGCTTTATAGTCTGTTTAATTTGACTAAGTGCAGCTATACTAAGATGATCGTTCTCTGCCAGAAACCATATTGTAGTAGAATGGTTCGAAACAGTTACGACTAATTTATTAAACTTGATTGAAAATTCAGAAAGGTATTTGCAGAAATATTCAATATCTGCTTTGCGACGACGGTTTTGTATTGTAAGTACAATGTTCCAACAGCACAACAACAATCCAACAATAATAACACAAACTACAAATACATCACCCATACTAACCTCCAAAAGGAGGATCTCCGTTGGGATGTTTAATTCCAACGGAGATTAAAGTGATTACCGAACAAAAACGTTATTTACAACTACACGACCACGAAACCCACGAACAACCACACGGTCTCTGAAAAATCCACGATTTTGCACAACTACAACATTGTTAACTCTGACAAAAGGATTAAACCCTCTGACAAACACTCTGTTATTAGGAGTGAAAAAAGTAGTTGTTCCAAAATTAGTAGAAACCACAGTCACAGGAGTAAATGAATCAGTTACGAAAAACACATTACTTGCCTGAGCCTTTGGTGCTGCAATAAACAGAGCTGCAGCTGCGATCAAACCATACACAAACTTTCTCATACTTGACCTTTCTGAGAATTACAAAAACGCTATCTCAACACCCAACTCTTTAGCCAGATCCTTCACCTTTTTACGCTTCTCTTCCAGTTCACAATCAGGCTCATTATTCTTCTTATCATATTCCTTTGCGCGTTCTAATAACTTCCTAAATTCCTCAATCTCTTCCTGAGTGATCATTGGCTGCGGTGGATAAACGTAAGGGGGCCATGGAATGGACTTCTTTTCTTGAAACTTTTCATAGTAGTGATCCATTACCATAGAATACACACACATTTAATTTCCACCAATAAATTGTCTAACTTGTTCACCAGTTAAAGCAGGAAGTCCTTTTGGCATTCTATTCTTTTCATTCTTATCCACTAATCTTGGTAGAACTTTTTCAATTATTTCTTGTGGTTCCATAGTTGGAATCCTAGAAACATCAAATCCACCTTCCAACTTATTTCCACTATGACAAGCAACACATGTTGCTGGTCCACTTAATTTCAAGAAACTCTGAACAACATCACTAGACGCATTAACAGTATTTGGAACAGTTACAGTTCCATTAACTTTTGTTTCAACTCTAGTTTCTGGACTTCCCTTGATACTTTCGATAACATCCCTTCCAACCTTACCTTTAGCAAGTATCTCAGCAATCCTAGCAGCGTTTCCACCAGCCTGCTGGATTAAAGCGTTAAACTCGCTATTAGCTTGTCCTGCAAGCTGCTGCGCGTTCTTAGTAAGGAACCCAGACTGTTGATATAAAGCGTTTAAATCAGTATGTCCGTAAGCATCAGCAACCTGTGAATAGCTATATCCATAAATAGTATTTCCATTTATACCAGCATGAGATAATTGTAAATTACCATATCCAGTAGGAGCTACTGGGTTACGACCATAAGCCTCATATCTAAAATTACCATGAAGACCCAAAGCATTAACAGCTTCCAAGAAATGATTCTGTTCTTGGGCATAATAACGCAACTTGCCTTCGGCCTTGTCACGAGCCGCAGCAATAGCTAACAACTTAATGCGCCATTCAGGATCAGAAGCAGCTGGCAGCTTTACTGGAGTATATTCATAATAGTATTCCCAAGTGTATGTCCAATAACCATTTACATAGCAACCACCCTTATAACAAGCATTAACCCAAACCCATTTCTTATACCAAACAATATCACGAGTATGAGTCACACCATTTTTGACATAAAAGCCATCAGCATGCACATATCCATCACTATTAACTACTTCAGCTGATTGAGCTGAAGGAATACTAACCAAAATAGCAATTAACACTACAAAAACTAAAAGGAACCAACGCATATATACCTCTAGATAAGGATCATAAAAATTCAAAACCACGATTTTCACGTTTGCGAATCCATCCAAATTTCTCCATCTCCCCCTCATCTAGACAAGAAACATCATTACCCTCTATCATAATAACAAAATGTATATCTTTAAATCCCCAGTCATCTAAATGATTTCTAAGCTTTTCATACAAACCTTCAACACGATCTTTAAACTTAAAAACCAAAAGATCTCCTGACTTCGGGGAAAGTTTTTTAATGTCCTCCACTTTTAGCTTTTCATCATCGCTAGACGATATACTTATATTACCCAACCCATAATTCCCAAACATCATAGTACTTGACAAATGAACAAATACATTTCCAATAGAATAACCAACTTCATTACATTCAACACAATCATTAATCATTTCTTATCCTTCATTTGAGAGGCTGTTTCCATTGCCCTTGTTAGTGCAAAAGAATAAACAAATGCCCAATCTCTTGGTGTAATCTTTATACCTCTTTTTAAAGCTCCTATTCTCGCGTCTTCAGGAACTATTCCACCAATATTCAATTTAACTGGTGGTAATACTTTATTCAGAACTTCTACTTCTTTTCCTTTTGGAGCTTGTGGATATCCTAAATATCTTAACGCAAGTTCAGCATCAATTAAATTATACCTGTCTTCTGCGTATACAGCTGCTATTCTTTCAGAAGAAAGTTTAACAGTATTCAGTTGTCCATTATCATTTTTCCAAGGGCCAGTAGCTCTTAAAACTCCTTTAGCATAAGCTCTTCTCAAATCCATCATCAATACAGTAGGATCCCCTTCATATTTTCCAGCAATATTCAACAATGTGTCAAAAATTGGTTTATTCAACTCACTTTTACTAGTATCTCCAAACACATCTAACAAATTGTTATTGTTCTTCCTAGACAATAAAGTTTTAACATCATTAGAAAATGGCTTCCAACCATCATCACTACCATGACATCTAATACAACTTATTGCAGACTGTAATCTAGTAGTATTAGGAACAGGAATCTTGTGATCTGATACCACATCCTGAGTGGCTTCATCTAATAACTCTTTCTTCCCATTAAATATGGCATACCCCTGTTGACCATTTAGTTTTACAAAAATAACTTCATATGCATCTGGTTTAAACTTCACCAAATTTAAAATTGGATGAGCATCAGTATCTACATCTTCATCTTTAATATCTTCAGTTATAAATATTGCAGGTATGCCCTGAGTCAATCTCATCTTTTCTATTGGAAACCAAATAATTCTTCTAGGTTTTCCAGTGACATTAGAATGAAACATTCCGGCAGCTTCTAATCCACCGCGTGTTCTTTCGAACAATTGTTCATAATCTTCTTCTTTACTTCCAACTCCTAAATCAAACAACAATTGATCAAAATCATTTTTGATCCCTTTAGTGGTCGCCTTTCTAATACCTGAAAACTCATAATACAAACCACCCCAAATGGTACTAAATACACTATCTTTTCCATTTATTTTTCCTTTAATAGTAGATAATACTCTACCAGTAAAATACCTACTATCTACAACTGGAGCCAAAGTTTTGGTTCCAAATTGTAGCATTTCAATTCCACTTTTTTTCAAATGATCAGCATTAGACCGAACTACAAGAACATCCTTTAAACTAGCAATTTTAACATCAGCAATTACTTTCTCACCTGTATTAACCCATATTTGTTTGTCTTTATCCCAAACTCTTCTATTTTTCCAAACCTGAACTATCTTATTCTGCTTATAATCTTCAGATAGTAATGCTAAGGTATTCTGTGTGATGTTTGTTGAGAACCACGGATCAAACTGAAAGTTTTCCCAAAGATTGATCCAATCTTGGAGATCCTCTTTGCTTGCGGCAAACCACCGCAAATCAATCCTGGCGACAATTCCCCGTATGACTGGCTGTATTGGCACTTCGCTTCTGCTGATTTTTTGCAATGTGTCTGATAATGCTTGAAAGTCATTTATGTCTCCAGATTGAACCCATATCCACCGAATAAATGGGAGAGAAAAAGGATCTTTTTGTTCTACTTCAATCGCATCTTGCTGAACAACTGAAACTGCATCGAACGGAATAGAAAGTCTCACAGCATTATTAACTGGGACATCAACTCTGGGAGCAGGGGGACCACTTATTGGTTGGTCAACTTTAACAAATTGATTTTCTACTTTTGGCTGTTTATTATTGTCCCCAGAAAAAGAAGATACCTCGTTTTCTCCTGAAAACGCCAATAAAAAAGGAGTAAACAGTGCCAACAACAAAACTCTCCAATATTTCTTCATTTCCTCCTCTTTTACAATGTTTTGATTTATTAAATCAACATTGACTAAACCAAATTTTTCTTTCTTAACAATCTTTTGATATTCCCTTATCCGCTTAGTCTTCCTTTTCCTTTGATGACGGGTAATTGTAACTCCTCCAATGTATTAATAATGGGTGAGCAACTGCCGGCATCAGAGATGACTCCAATTGGGGAAATGCATTGGAGATTGCAGTAAGTGATCCACATCGAATTGATTGTTTTATCACCATCTCATGCCCACCCATTGTGTTTTGCGTTACTTAGAAGTATCTAAATACTTCAATATTTCATTCAACAATAGAGGCAATATCATCTTAATAAGCTGTGCCCAATTAATACCAGCTAGTAAATTAGCATTTTGAGGATGGGCAATTGTAGTATACATATTACCACTGGTATTCCACTGATTTAACAACACAAGCATTTGCTCATCTGTTAACTCAACTTTAGATTCTGGGGTAGCTTGTGCAGCTACAATTCCAGATTCTGGTATACTAAATATGTTTGCAATAGCAAACAACTGCAATGTTTCTAATGCCCAAATTTGCTTTGGGGTATTAATCTTTCCAGTTGTAAGTGGCTCAAGGGCATCACTTAATGCTGTTTGAGCTTGACTTAACGTTGGCGGTGCATAAGGCATTTAAATTTCCTCATCTACAAACAATAGGAACAACACGACACACAAAACGAATTCTTGCAATTAATTCTACTAAATATGGTTTAACAGATTCAAAATCATCAGCCATCTCTAATGCTATTATCTTACTCATTATCCCCCCACACAAATAAATAATCCAGTTTTATCTCTTATTTTTTCTACTGAAACTGAAAAAGGACCAATTTTAACCATCTCCAAATTTGGTGGAGGTTCTGGTACAGAAGGCGGAGGTGGTGGAGGTGGAGGTGGTGGAGGTGGAGGTGGTGTCAATAACGTTTCAGGATTAATCAAACCTACCCCCGAACCATCACAATCATCGCCTGGCTTCCAAGCTCTTGCAGTACTTCTAAGCATTTCAATCAAGGCTTTAGGAGACAATTTAACGCCAGTACTTAAAAGTAAACCCACAACTCCAGAAACAAACGGAGTTGCCATACTTGTTCCAGATAACTTAGCATATCCACCGTTCAAATATGTACTCAATATATTGACGCCAGGAGCACAAATATCAACTTCTGGACCTCTAGAAGAAAAAGAAGCAACTCTACCATTTTCATCTACTGCTCCAACAGCTGCACACTCTGCCCATCTAGCAGGATATCCCACAGTATTTTCACCTGTAATTTTACCTTCATTACCTGCAGCGCATATAACATGACATCCTGCTTCTACTGCTCTCTTAATAGCTTGATACATTATTGGGTCAGCATAATTAGAACCTAATGACAAACTTATTACACTAGCACCAATACTGACTGACCAATCAATACCATCTCCAACCTGTTGACCACTACCACCACCACTATCACCAAGAACTTTACCAATTGCCAAACTAGATTCTGGCATCACCCCTACAACACCATTATTATCTTCTCTTGCACCAATAGTTCCAGCAGTATGTGTCCCATGTCCATTCAAATCAAAAAAACCAACTCTAGAATTTGTAAAATCCTTAGCTGCTACTACTGAATTTTTAAGATCCCCATGTTCATAATGTCTTTTATCAACTCCTGTATCAAGAACAGCAACTAATTGACCCTTACCTCTACTTCTCTTCCAAGCATTTGGAATTCCATATAATGACAAAGACCAATCCATAGTCTCTGTAAGAGACATCATTTGTTGTTCAACAGTAAAAGGTGGAAGTACAAAATCGCTCATATTTAAAATACCTTAATTATTTTTACTTTGTTGCCAATAACTAGCAATTCTATCCATTTCATCTTTACAATGATTAACTACATTTTCTAACGATGCTGTAAATGTAGTAGCCATTGCTGTAACTATTTCAGCATGTTTTTCAGCAACTTTATTTACTGCTAGTTCAGTTCTTTGAGCAGCAGCCTCTACCGCAGCTGAATGTTTTTCAGCTGCTTGTTTTATAGCTAACTCATGTTTTTCAGCAACTAACTTTAGAGATTGTTCATGTTTTTCAGCAACTCCCTTAACTGTTATCTCATGTTTTTCTGTAACTTTATTAACAGTTTCTCCATGTTCTTTAATTATTTCCTTGATGTATTTATCCTTATCTGGAAGATGTTTTAGTAACAACCAACCAAGTACCAACCCCAATAAACCAGCGCCTACCCAACCAGCCCCTCCAGATATAGGATCAACTTGAGTTTGTGCGATAATAACCAGAGAATATAAATTCGCCCAAAAAAGAGACATTCATATTTTCTTTCTCTCTCTCCTACCTAGTTTATTTTTGAGATTTAGGTAATGTGAACGTAACTCTCACGCCAAGACTTCATTGTCTCTTACAAACATCTATTATAAATTGATTACGATTAAAAAGACAAACAAAAAGCGAGAATTAGATATCATTTTTATAAAAATGATAAATTGATATGAAAAAACACCTTCAAGAAAATTTCTTGAAGGTGTTTTAATTTATTCCAATGGAGTTTTTTTTGCACTAAGAGCAAATGGATTAACCGGTCCAGTTATTAGATTCCAAACTTGGTATTTGCTTTCTAACGAACCTTTAGCTATCAATTTAGATGAAACTTCTGCTTTTGATAAACTTAAAACTGATGAAATATCAGCAATAGCATCATCGAAATCCTTTGTAACAGCTGTTTTTTCTTTTAAATCAGTATGTAAATCCTTACGCCAGTAACGTCTTACTTTATTTTTCAACATGTAAATGCTCCTTTAACCAATCTAACAAACATTGTAAAGAACAGAAAACCATATCACCAGGAAGGGGAGGTGTAATATAAACAGCATATCTCATAGTTTGAGTATTTGGCACGCATGAATAACTAAGATGAAATTTATATTCATCAAATCCAGAATGAACTGTACTTATATCTTTTCCACACTTATCACAAGATATTTTAACTGCCAAGTTTACGCCTCCCCTAATATTATTTTGGGTTGGGAGTTTGCTACAGACTCTCTCAAAACTTTAGTTTCATCTGGTAAAAAATGGAGTTTTCTATCTTCACCCAACTTATATACAAACTGATTGTCTAAAACTGCTTTTGATCCAGGAGTTCCACCAGGCGGAATTGGCCATAAATTAGGAACTCCATCATCACTTCCTAAAGGACCATCAACTATTTCCACTTGTTCACCGAGAAAACTTTCTTCCAAAGAAGCTTTTTGAGCAAATATTTTCTTTGAGTTTTTGAATTCTAATCTGGCTTCTTCTTCCCAGTTAGGCTTAACATACTTTGGCTTTTCTGGTTCAACAGAAGCTTGTACAGCACGACGAAGTTGCTTAGCAAATGTTTTTAACATAAGATTATCTCCTTCCTTGGCGACTTCTTCCATATCATCAGCTATACCTAAAATGGCATCAGACAACGGCATTTTTCACTCCTCAAACACTTTTGAAGTATCTATACCACTCAATCTATTTTTCAAATAACTCTCACCAGTCTTACTAGTGAAATAATCACTTATCTCGCGCACGGCGAGGATTATCCCAGATTCGTTTAGTTGACCCCTAAACTTAGCTAGGGTTATTCCTGGTCAAGCAAATCCTAGATTGTTTACAGCGTCGTACAAGCCTAATCTATAACCGTCTTTTAAACCCCAAGCGGGCGGACCCTTCCATAAACTAGATCTTTGAGCTACTATTTTCTTTTCAATTGCTGTTAACATTAATTACCTGAAGGGTATACTAAAACAGTTCTCTTACCATCACAAATATGACATTCACCAGTATAATCTGGAGCGCACCCAAAACAACGCATCAAAGTTCCGCAAGTTCTAGTTGGAAGCATACCTTCTTTTGCAGCTTTTCTTCTAACTTCTTCCCAACTATCAGCCTTCAAATCTCCTGAAAAATACTTAACTAATAAATTACAAGCTGCTCCTTGAGCAGCTACTTCATTTGCATTTAACTTAGTTTCAGGAGCCCACTCTATTTGATTATCAGAAGCAGCTGCCCTTGGCATTGTTTTGATTATCAACTGCTGTAAAAAATCTAAAGCAGTCTTAACTCGTGCTGGAGCATCATTTTCCAATAAATTATTACCTCCTTGCTGGGAAGCAACAATAAATGGAAAAGGAAAAGAAGAAGAACCTTGTGTGGACATGCTCATAGATTTACTCGTATTTGTAAAATGGATTTCTCTTAGCTGATGTAGTAATTCCTTTTGCTCTATCCCTCATTTCCATAGCGCAAATTATACACATAGAAGTTTTACCATCACAAGAACAACGTCCTTGAGGAAGATTACAATCTGGCTCCTCAGAACTGCCATAATTCATTTCCTTCACTTCACCAATCTTTTCAATTTTTGCACCAGGACTAGATACATAAAATCCAGGTCCAACAAAACGGTTAATCCACTCTTCCTGAATTTTAATAACTTTCTCATATGATGGAGCTGAAGGAAAACAATCAGCTTCCAATTGCTTCAATGTTTCCATCAATGCTCTGATATTTTCAGACTTATCAATTATTTCATTCATCTATAATTCTCCCATCGATTAAAAACAAATAATGTCCACAATCACATCGTATACGAGGTTCATTCTCACGCCCTTCAACTAATATACCTGGTAAGAAAGCTATTTCAAACCTCATTTCCTTATCATTATACGTTTTTACAGCCAGTAGTTTTTGGCAATCAACACAATTGACATTGATCATTCGTATTTAACCTTCCTTTGTAATCTACAAGCAGTTTGAATATCATCCCAAACTTCAACAACTAAAGCCTGTAAATCTCTTTCAAGATTCTCACCATCAATCTTCTGACAAAGCTTTTCAACTGATCCTTCAAAATCAAACTCTGGAGCTTTAACCTTACCCTTATCTTCCGACCAATGTCCTTCCTCTATTAAATAACTTACAGCACTACCAATATCATCTAATACCCCAGGATTATGATGAATTGGAACATCTACAGCACCCTTAGCACCAGTAATATGATTTTTCTTAACATGTAATCTTGAATTTATTCCAAGCTGTCTGGGTTTGCCCTTAACGGTTTTCTTTATGTCCCCAACACTTGAGAGCCAAATCTGCAAAGCTGCATAGAACTTTAATGCATGTCCACCCGAATATACCTTGGGATTAAACTGACTTCCAAATCCAATGTTATCTCTAGTCTGAGAAATGATAATCATTATACTACCATTCTCAGCTAACCTATTGGAAGCAACACGAAGTAAAGCACTATTGGTTTTGGGTTTAGCGGTTCCAAAACTACCTTAGATCGGAAGAGC